AAGATAAGATCAAAACGAGAGCTAAAACGTGAACGAAAACAGCAGGTTGGATCGAATCGAAGAAAAGCTTGATCGGGTGGTTGAAACGCTCCAAATGCTGGCGCGAATCGATGAAAGGCAAGACGCATTCGAGCAGCGGCTGAACCGGCACGAGTTGCGGTTGGATCTAATCGAGAAGGACACCAACGACCATGGCGAAGCTTTGGCGGCGTCATCCGGCAAGGGTCTTGTGATCGAGCGTGCGGCGTGGATTCTGTTCGCGGCTGCGGTCAGCAGTTCAGCGCATTTTTTTTGAGGCGGGAAAAATCAAACACCCCCCACGCCCGTCTTCTTTCCATGTAGGTGACAGTAGTGAGTGACACGAAAAGAAAGCTAACGGATCGGCAGGAAAGGTTCATCGTCGAGTATCTGGCGACAGCTAACGGAGCCGAGGCTGCAAGGCGAGCCGGTTACTCGGAACACACCGCCAGACAGATGGCAAACGAGAACCTGTCAAAGCCTGACATCAAAGCGGCGATTACCCAGAAAAGAGAGCAAATCATGAGCGAAACAGAGGATAAGGTTGAATGGCTGATTAACCGTTTGACCAGCGAAGCTATCGATGACGGCAACGGCGAAGCGACCAGAGTCAGAGCGCTCGAGGTTCTCGGCAAGATATACGGTGCATTCGCCCCGGAAAAACAGGAAGTGACCACCTACTCTGGTGCTTTCTTGGCTGATTTGGACTTGGACGAGGCGCAGTTCGAGCCGTTGGAAGAAGAAAAGGCTAATAATTTCAGCGACTTACACTAACTGACCGCTACCTAGGCAGGGTAGAGGTCGCCGATCCAGCCCCGGATAGAAGGTAAGGGGAGGGGGGGGTATGGCGTCTCGAGACCCCCGCCGCTCGCGCATGTGGTTCCATGTGAGGACTATTAGTAACTCAGCCCTAATTTTCACATCCCTCCAAAGGGGGGCATAGCTTATGAGAGTACCCGAATGCACAAATACATAATGCGCTCAGAGACAGCCTCAGAGTTCCTGGATATGCCTGTAGGGACGTTTGACGAGGCGATAGCCCCATACCTTGACTGCATTGTTATGGGCGATGACAGCTACTACATGACGGAGGACGTGATGTTTGTCGTCAAATTATTTTTCAAGCGCCCTGAGACGGCGGAGATATTGCCGTTCCCTTCATAGGGGGGCGGTCGATCTGAGAGTACCCCTATACCAAATCTGACATATCCCTGTTTTGGGGGGCGGTCAATATGAGAGTACCTGAAAAAATTACACAGTTTTGGGGCATGACCTTTTAGTAATAGGAGGTCTCAACCGGATGCTCGGAGCAGGCGATCCCTGTTGCCCTACCCCATTTTTTGTTTACCCGGAAATGGGAAAAGTCGGTAAAAAAAATACGACTTTCCCTGATTGTTGAGAGTAGAAGATGAGTGATCTAACCGTCAGTCCAGTGACGTGGACCCAGATAGCCTTCCAGAAGGTCGAGAATCTCCGCACAGGAGCTTCTGGCGAGGTAGAGAGGGTAGTAGTGCAGGTACAAGAGACGACGCTCTACGAGGCTAAGAATGGCTCTGTGGATATCGTTACTACACAGGTAGGTCAGAAAGTTAACGTATTGGTGTAAAAGTCTGCTATAAATAGCCCAATAGATTCATTTTGCAATCAATAGGTTATACTCGGCGGATGAACAAGGCGTTAGCAGAATTCTTAGCAAATGGCGGTCAGATAACCCATCTGCCCTCTGGAGTGCCCTCGGACACGAATTCTTGCATGAACTGTAAAGGTCAGTTCCCGACTGAGTCTCTCACGCTACAAGGCACCATACGGCGCTGTAAGAAGTGTGTAGATCGAAGAACTAAATTCAGGAGTAAGCGATGAGAACGGAAGCGGTAGAAAAAGATTTCTTTAACTGGGATCTGCACAACGGTAGGACCGAGTACGAAGCAACTCCAATGCCATATGACCACACGGTGGATTACCTCGAGGAGCTGGTTACGGAGTGGCATCAAGCCCGGAACCTGATCGACGGATCATCTGACAAGGACCAGTTTGCCAAGCTGATTCAAGAGTGCGGTGAGCTGTCAGAGAGCATCTGCAAGGATCGTAGTGTTGCGGATGATATCGGCGACATCATGGTTGTCCTGATCAATATCGCGGCTCGCAACAACCTGAACCTAAACCAGTGTTTGGGCACAGCCTACAACGACATCAAGGACCGCAAGGGTCGCATGGTGGACGGCGTTTTTGTCAAAGAGGCTGATAACCACTAGTGCCTAACTACAAGCCCGGACAGAAGATCTTCCCTACAGATCATCCATTCAAGAACTTGGACGGATCGCCCTCTGTAAGCAACGTGAGGCTCGGCTCTTACGGCTTTGACGAGGGCACTAGGGTAATACCCACAATGGTAGGCGGGGAGAATCTGGGCACTGTAGGTGGCTTACAGAGAGCTAGAGCAGAGGGTTTAGATAAGTATCCGTTGTTCAAGACCAAAGCAGAGGCGGAAGAGTTTATACGGCTCCACCACGGCAACATTGATGCGAAAGGTCGGTTTATGCCGAAGCCGAAAAAATGAAAAACGAACCCACCGACAAGGCGCTGTACGCCCGTGTGAAGGCTGCGGCGAAAAAGAAATTCAAGGTCTACCCCAGTGCATATGCAAATGGCTGGCTGGTACAGGAATACAAGCGGCGTGGCGGCAAATACAAGACGGTGAAGAGCAGTGGCAAAAAAGGGAAGTAGCTTAGATCGCTGGTTCAAAGAGGAATGGGTCGATATCAAGACCGGCAAGTCCTGTGGTCGGAAGAAGGGCGAGAAGCGAGCCTATCCCGCTTGTAGACCGAGCAAGAGGGTTTCCGCAAAAACTCCAAAAACTGCTTCTGAGATGAGCGCCAAAGAGAAGGCTAAGTTCAAGAAGAAGAAGACCTCCAGCAAGCGGATCGACTACAACCATAAGCGGACGAAATGAGCGATGTCAGAGAAGAAGTCGGACTCGAAGCTAAAGAACGCCGGGGTGAGCGGCTACAACAAGCCCAAGCGAACTCCCTCCCACCCGACGAAATCGCATGTTGTCGTTGCCCGGAATGCCAAAGGAGAGACCAAGACAATCAGGTTCGGGCAGCAAGGGGTGAAGGGAGCTGGGAAGAACCCCAAGACCGCCAAGGATAAAGCTCGCAAGAAGAGCTACTACGCCAGACACAATGCCCAGGATTCCAAGCCAGACATTCTTTCTGCTCGGTACTGGTCACATAAAACCAAGTGGTAAGGAGCCTCCATGTTTAAACCGTGTTCATCCTGCAAGAGCAAGGCTAAGTGCAAGAAAGCCAAAAAATGTTTAAAGAAATCAGGTAGTTACAAGAAGTGAAGAAGAAGAGTTGCGATCACCGTGAGACGATGTATGGCAAAGGTGATCTCCGTCGCCCGACGGATCGCAAAAAGTTTAGTGAAAACTATGACCGTATCTTCGCGAAGAAGGAGTCAAAGCGTGGGTGAGATCGTTCTGCAACGCTGGGCATATCACCCTGACGCGACGCTAGGAATCATCAAGTTCTCTGACATAGAGTTCTGGTCGGTAGAGCGCCCATGGCTGGATAACAAGCCAAACATCTCTTGTATTCCAGAGGGTGAGTACAAATTGAGGTGGCGAGAGTCTCCGAAGTTTGGACCTACTTGGCAGCTCGAAGATGTACCGGGTCGCACTCATATTCTTATTCACGCAGCTAACTTTGCTTACCAGCTCCAAGGCTGTATTGCGCTTGGCACCGATTTGATGGGCGACACGATTGCGGTGGCTAACAGCCGAAAGGCGGTGAATCTGTTTGAGGAAGTAACCGAGGGCGGAGAATGGGTGCTGAAGGTAGAAAATGCCGCATATGCGGCACTGGAGTAGCCCGATTAAACCGCCTGATCTGCAACCAGTGCAAGCACCTCCGAGACAAGGAAAGGTGGCGGGATAACTATGAGAGCTACGTCAGTAGTCGCATACGGATCGCCAAAGCAAGAGCAAAGAAGCACGGATTCAGTTTTGCGATAGACAAGGACTACATCCTAGAGATCCTTGAGCGGCAGAATTATCGATGCGCGATAACGGGATTCCCGCTTTCTCGCACCAGTAATAAAGGTGACTACGACCTGAGCATAGACCGAGTGGATTCAGATCTTGGCTATGAGAAAGATAATGTGGTGTTGGTCTGCAACAGAGCCAACATCATGAAGAATATAATGCCACTGGACATGTTTGTTTGGTGGTGCCAAGCGATAGCAAATTATGACCAAGATCGAAGAAGCCGCAAAAAAACTTAAAGGCAACTTCCCGCTATACGCCAAAAATGTACTCAAGATTGTCACCAAGGAAGGTGTGGCTAAGCCGTTTGTCCTGAATCAAGGACAGATGTGGCTACACAATCGCCTTGAAGAGCAGATGCAGAGGCAGGGCAATATCCGCGCCCTTGTTCTCAAAGCCAGACAGGTTGGCATCTCGACTTATGTAGAGGGTAGATACTTCTGGAAGATCACCCAGAATCGCAACGCCAACGCTTTCGTTCTAAGCCACCTAGCCGAATCAACGAATTCGATCTTTAACATGGTGCGCTATTTCTACGACAACATTCCTCATCCCGCTTTCAAGCCTCCGTTATCCACCCAGACTGCCACAACGCTCGTATTTGACGAGATCAACAGCCGTTACCGGGTAGGTACAGCCAGATCTACACAGACCGGACGAGGGCAAACAAACCGCTTTGTGCATGGCTCTGAGGTAGCTTTCTATCCCCAGGGTAATGACATTGTTGCCGGTCTACTTCAAACAGTCGGCGGCAAGGATAGCGAGGTGATACTAGAGACCACAGCGAATGGTGCTGGCGGTTGGTTCTACGATCAGACGATGAAAAGTCTGCGTGGAGAGACCGAGTGGCAAGTCTGCTTTATCCCGTGGTTCTGGATGCCGGAGTACATCCGTAAGCCTAGTCCGTACTTCGAGGCGACACCGGAAGAGTACAAGCTGGCGCAGCAGTATGGTCTCAGTGATGAGCAGTTGTGTTTCCGCCGCGCAAAATTAGACGAGCTGGGTAGCACCGACTTGTTTCGGCAGGAGTACCCTTCCACGCCGTTAGAGTCCTTCCTGACTTCTGGTCGCTGTTTCGTGGAGGACAAGTGTCTTCGTGCAGCGGAAGAGGAGTGCTACACCCCGGACTTTCGTGGGGATTATCGCAATGGTGCGCTGCAAGCCCACTCTAGCGGTCCATACAAAGAGTGGTTCCCGCCGGTTTCAGAGGATGCCTATGTAATCGGCGTGGACGTGGCTGAGGGTCTGTCATACGGGGACTACAGCGTTGCTCAGGTATTGGATTCCTATGGCAGGCAGGTCGCTTGCTGGCACGGTCATGTGGACCCTTGGGAGTGGGGAAACTTGATCTCGCAGTTAGGTCAGCGGTACAACAATGCGTATGTGATCGTTGAGCGGAACAACCACGGTCTGACCACGCTTCGGCGACTTCAAGAGATCAACTACCCCAACATGTTTGTCGAGTCATCTGTGGATGGAGCCTATGGCGACAAGCTCACAAAGCGGGGCGGCTTCCTCACTACCAGCAAGACCAAACCACTGATCGTGGACAACATGGCTGCACTCCTCAGACAGGAGGAATCGGGCATCGCGGACATTGAGCTTGTGAACGAATTACGGACGTATGTCATTGATGAAAAAGGAAGTTTTAATTCCCAGCAAGGGTGTTATGATGACCGTGTTATGGCTTATGCTATAGCCCTGCACGGACTCGCTTCAATGCCCAGACCAAGGGCAAGAATCATACAACGACGATATGAGTCGGTTGACTCTGTGGCGGGTTATTGATGGCTGAGTACGAGTTAGACGTTCCTGAGGACGACGCAGAATACGATGGCAACCAAGACCAAGAGCTGGTCAGTCTGGGTGCTAGGCTTTCTGATGTCTTCCAAGAATACAAAGACGCTCGCAAAGAAACTGAGAACGAGTGGTTGAAAGACCTTCGTCAGTATCAGGGTCAGTATGAGCCGGATGTTTTGGCTCGCCTGAACGAGAGTGGTGCTCGCTCCAAAGTCTTTGTTGGTCTTACCAGAACAAAAGTCATGGCGGCGTACAGCCGGATCATTGACCTACTATTTCAGTACGGCGATTTGTACTTCGCCATACACCCCACTCCAATCCCTACGATCAGCCCAATCAAAGCGATGCAGATGCGTGAGATGGCTATGCAGCAAGT